CTAGTGAAGAGCCCGGACCTGATCCGACTTTCTTCCCGACTTTTCTACAAAGTGAAGCTCCTACTGGCGTGACATCGGACACTGATGCTACTGATATTGAACAATTTATTGATACCCAGTTGGATCTAACCCCAGTTTGAGTGATGAAATATGAGTAGAGAATCAGCTTTCCGTGGTACGTTCAGTCCAAACAAACGTCCGTACGTAGTTGTAACTCCGGACGTGTATGTCGCTTTCCAGGGAGAAACATCAATTATTGGGTGCGGAGAGTGCCTTAGACAGGTATCGGTAAATGACTATGTCACCGGCATTAGTACGGAAGCTTCTGTTGATTCAGGAACTCCCGGTTCTGCCACCATCAATTTATCGATTCCAGACAATGATGTCAATGATTTTTATGTTGACGGTCAACTACTCATCATACCGATGATGGAAGTTGAGATTTATTCTAAAGGGTATTTCTTGGTTGGAGGTTTTCCTCAGTATTATCGAATATTTTGGGGTCTTGTATCAAGTGTGTCGAAAAGTTGGTCCGGAGGAACTACAACCATCTCAATTTCTTGCAAAGATATACTGAGATGGTGGGAAATTACGATGACAACGACGAACCCCGGTTTCATCGACAAATTCGGATCTAGTGCAGGAAATTTCCAATTCTGGGGAAATCAGTACGCTGGTATGAACCCTTACACAGTCATAATCTCGTTGGCTCAAGAAGCCATGGGTGATTTTTCTGTTACGACCGGATCATTCAAAAGTTTTCTTCCGGAACACGGTCCTGAGGGTCAAGTCATAGCTTCATATGCCAAAGATATTATGGCATACTGGCAGCTTAAATTCAGCAACATGTGGAATTCACTTGTTTTGTATGGAACAAGTGGACAAGCTTATTCTTTCGGCTCAGAATCCGCTACAGCTTCAAAAAATCAGTTAGCCGCTTTAATATTTAAAGATGATCTTGAAAGGTCGTTCGTAAATCAAACAACAACGATGTTTCGTCCTCAACCGAATGAAATCGCTGCTGTTAAAAAAGAACTTGACAAGGCAGCCGATTTTCAGCTTAACGAGAATGAACAACAGAGTAAGTTATCTCTTGCCACCACGTGTGCTCTACAGAATGGCTTTGAATTTTACTGTGACACTACCGGCGATATAATTTTCAAACCGCCATTTTATAACTTGAACGTGTTACCAAATAAACCAATATCTTGGGTTCAGGATTTTGAAATAATAGAAGACAGTATTACTGACACTGAAGCTGAGGTCGTTACTCACATAACCGGGTCTGGGAACGCATTCGGCGGCGTCATGGATTGGGGCCTTACTGACTCAATCACATCACCTAATTCCGGAGTTTATGACTTTCACCTCTTACGTAGATACGGATGGAGGAAACACGATTATCAATGTGAGTGGTCCGGTAATCCACGAAAACTGTTTTTCCATATGATGGATTACCTTGATCGATTAAACTCGAAAAGACAGAATGGAACTGTAACGATTCCTTTGCGTCCTGAAATCAGAATGGGTTTCCCTATGTGGTTCCCAAAGTACGACTCTTTCTTTTATATCCAAGGGATATCACATCAGTATTCAGTCGGTGGACAGGCTACAACAACGTTAAACCTAACAGCGAAGAGATCTAAATTTATTGCACCTAGTAACATCGGGTCTATTAAACAATCTGGTGTTAAAGAGTCTAATCCGCCTAAAGGAAGTGGTGAAGCGGGAACTAAAAGAAAAGTTCCTACTTATACGGTTGAATTTCCTGACAGGCCTGGTTCTACAACGGGTCAAACTCAGAGTGTGCAAGAAGGCAGCCCAGTTTTTTTAAGAGACCCAAAAACTGGAAAAATGCTCGGATACCCGAACGTTGTCATGGTTTATAGGGCTAAATATGATGACGATAAGAGTCTAAAAAGTTTGGCTGAGAGAATGGGTAATCCTCCGCCTAAGCAAAGTCAAACTCAATCAGATGAAACTGAACAAAGTATTAATTTTAAACAAAAAGAAGTAGCGCAGGCCATTTTCTTACAACTTCAGTCTGAACAGAAAAAAGACATAATTGATCGTCTTCGTGCTCATAGGTATGAAGCTGGTATGACTAATGCTGGTGCATACGATTATGCATTTGATGTCTCGAGACAAATTAAAGATTTTCAACTCATTCCGATCGACTCAGTAACATGGCAACCTGCCAATTCAGGAGGAAGCTTTGTATCCGAAGCTAACAAGAAGACTCTTGAAGTTCAAAAGAAATCAGACATAAAGAAAACGCAGGACGATGTTGACGCGGCTACAAAGTCATTTAAGGAAGCATCGAATGAACTCATAAAGTCTACAAAGACTTTTAACGCACTCATCAAGGCACGAAATAAAAAAGACTCGTTAGTCACAGTTGGTAGTGATACTGAAGTTTCCAATGCAGCTTCAGATATCGAGGTGAAGAAAAATTCTCTAGGAGAAGCAAAAAAGATTCTCGATGAAGCGAAGGAAAACAACTTATTGGTTAAGAAAAACCTTGGAGATACTCAAAGATTCGCATCTTTGAATATGATGATTAGGCCAGTATCCGATGAATTTGGATTTGAAGTCATAGGGCATTATAAATATGGTCGAGGTTCTTTCATCGATAGGGGCCAGCTTAAAATAAACACGGGTGACCCACAAAACCTTGCAAATGAAATTAATCTTCAATTTGCTCCGTCGGGTGGTTTTTTGACAGACCCGTCTGTGATCGGTAGTGCTACAGGACACGTCGTGTCATATGCAAGTTCATTCGAAAAAATGCAGCCTGATGATTACGTTACTGGAGCGAGTTTTAAGGGGTACGCTACTGGCGGTCCTACGGACGTGGTTCAAACTTCTCAGAATACATACACGAACTTAATGAATTCAAATACGGGGAAAAGTGTTTTCATAGAAGCTGACTCCCTACGAAAGTCTAAGACTCTCGGTGAACTCTCTCCTACGATAGACCTTCCCGGTCTCGACTCTGCTCATAAACCGTGCAGTTGCGGACTCAGTCGTGGTGATTGGTTGAGTGTTTTGCCGGTGGAGTTTATTACAAAGATAGTAAACAGTAAGGACATGATCGGGTCTATCAGAGAAACTTTCAACAGTGAAGTGAACCCTGAGAGTCAAGAGAAGATAACAGGAATTAACTCTGAAATAGATGCTGTTATTTCTGCTAAACAAGCCAGTGCTGATGCCGAAATTGGAGAATTGTCGTTAAAAGAATCTTTCGGTGAGACCCAGATAACAAACCTATCAGCCGATTTGACTCCATCTTCAATGAGTATAAGTGAAGCTAAAGCCGAAATCGAACTTAACATGAAGAAATTCACTGATTCACAAAATGAATCACGTCGTCAAAGAATATCGTCATTACCTAACACGATATCATCCCTCACGACGCATGGTATAAACCCGAAAGAATCCGTTTTTACTGGAAGTGTAAGTAGTAACTCTTTCTTCGATGCTCTTAATGATTTCTTATCGTCTGAATTTACTAGAAAGTATTCGTTCAACGTCCAGAGAGAAAAGAATTACACCGTTGGTAACAGGTCCATTGAAAGATCGACTCAAAATGACCCTGTTATACGTCAATCTGTATTTTCTAATAATCTAGGATCTCCACTTTTTGGAAACCCTGAGGACAACATACTCGCTGCTGACGATCCAGCGTTTGGTGACCCTATTGGTCCACTTTTTGCGGCTGCAGCACGAGGAGATAAAGATGCCATTGAAGCCATTAAGCAAAAGGCAAACTTCAATTTCGGTTCTACCCAGAAGGCACTAGGTAATCTTAAGGACGCTTGGAAATCTGGAAAAGAAAAAATTGAAGTTGTTATTAATGACCTGCACTTTGGAGATCCTAATGACTCTTTCAAGGGTAGAATCACTGGGCAAATCAATACTACGCCAGTACCACAAACTCAACCTCATGGGCAGCCTCTTCCTCTACCTACTATTATTAGTCAAAAAGACGTCTCGCGCCTCAAAAGCGTTACGGTTGGGTCAGCTATCCTTAATGCTCCGGTGATAATCTCGAACGATCAAGATTTCCCTTTAGATGGCCGAATGGTTGGTCCGGTACCACCGCCAGATTTTGTTCCCACCCCCAGTGGCGTTCCGAATATTACTATTCTGAAGAAATCCTGATTTCTCCACGAATTCCTTGAACGAATTTTTGATCGCATTTTGTAGCATCAAGTAAATACAAAATCACATTTTCTACGAGACGGTTCACTGGTTGAACAGTAGCCATAGAGGTTGCTTCCACTTCCTCTTTTACTGATGTATCGATCATGTGGCTAATGTGTTTAACTTGGAATGTCAATCCAACACTGTAGCCAGACGGTCCTTTGTCTACTAGACAGTTTGGTGACTTGGACCTTGCCAAATATCCGTTTAGGGCTGAATCGTTGAACGGAATGTTTACAGCTACGGTATGGCCCTCTTGAATGCCAGATGGAAACTCAACTTCCCAACGCGCTTTTTCGATTATTTTTCCAGCGAGCGTACATACTTGAACAATTGTTGGCATCTTAAACCTT